ATGCTAATCCTACGCTTTCCATTTTTTATATCTTCAGCATACTGCCCAGGAAAATATAATGTGCCGGGTTCTACATATGAAGCCCACTTTTGAAGTAGGATTTTAATCTGCGAGTCAGAAGATAATTGACTATATTTCTGAACCAAAGTATTTACAATCGCATCAGCAGCTTCTTCTTCTGTAAACGCATGTCCATATCTGGTTTCCAGGTCCTGTAGGACCTCAGTCATATGAGTCTTATACCATTCATATTCTTTCAGCACGTCACCATAATATTTTGTACTAACACCTTTCAATGGATCTACTACCGTTGGCTCATCCTCAAACTCTTCATCAGGATCATAACTTGGTTTTACAACCTCCAACTCACGCGTTTCCGTTTGATTTGTTGGATGCTGATATTTAACAGTAAAACCACCAATTTCCTCCGGCATAAAAGGAGCAATATTATTAGCATTTTGTTTAGATATTGTGATATATAAAACCTTGTTCGAAACATCTTTGCCAACATATGTTATACCATAAGGAGCAAACTCAGTTATGTCTGCCTGACGATTAAGCCATTTACTAAGTAAATCTATAATAGCACCGGCCTGACCAGAATGTAATGGCGGAGCATCAAGATTTTCTTCTCCACGCTTACTTAAAAAAGCAAAACGTGTTTTTTTATCTGTATCTGGAAAACCAGCAAGACCACCATCTATAACGTTGGTAGAAAGGCCAGTTATCTTTTGAATATATGGATTAGCTCTTTGTAAATAATGAAGATGTGCTGGACCAAAAGGTTTTCTGTTTTGTAAAAACCTTCTAACACGATATGGACCACTGCCATTTGTAATACACATAAGCTGATACATATTATATGCGCCTGGCGCATTGGTATTATATCCATACTTACTTACGTCCGTTACAAGAAATCTCATCTTAGCCATAAAGTCGGATCTGGACACCCAATCGGACAACCGTTGTGCGGTTGGATTTTTTCTAATACTCGATCCAGTAAATGCTCCATAAAACTGCTTGGAAACATCAGGATGATTTTGGGCTGACAACAATTGAGCTATCGCACTTTTTGCGACCAATGGAGTAATATATGAGTCCGCAATTCTTTGAAGGCTGGCCATATTAAGAGGTATGGGCGCAAAATCATACTTATCTTCTAATACTTTTATGTTAAGCTCCCTGCCAATATACCTATTACCAATTTGTTTAACTACTCCAGGAAGATTGCCCGGATTCATTCTTATTGTGGTTCCTTCTCGCCTGCGAACTACACTGGTAGGATTGCTTTGAATAAACTGAACAACAGCCGCCTGATCAACAGGAACCGTTTTCCATAGGTTTTTTTCTTGATTAATTTGACGCATATTGTGTTTCCAAGCATCAGATAGTTCAGCCAACTGCTGCGGATCAATTCCAGTGACCTTTTTCAATTGTGGGTTTCTGGAAAGCCATTTCATAAAATATGGGCCATGTACTTGCGTTAAGCCAAACGAATTGCCAGAGTCTCCACGAATCCAACTTTTGCCGCCGCTTTCCAATTTAGACATGATTTCAAAACCAAGCTCGGGATCAAAGTTCATCCCAGGCGGAATAGAAGGAGCCTTCGGCATACCGAGTGGCGATGGAGCAGGACCCATAGGACGCAGCTCGCGCAACAAACCAGATGGGGTAAGTGTAGTGGCTCTTTTTGAGAGCTTAAACTCATTGTTCGCTTGAACAACCTTAAACTCATCTATGTTTTTAACATGGAATTCATTCATAGTTGCGTCTTTTGGTTTTTTGTCATCACGAAATCTTACGAATTTCTGGTGTCTTAAACCACCAGGAACTCGCTCTTGAAATCCAATTTCGATTACACAATTACCATCCTGTAATGTTCTTTTCAACAGAGCCTCATTTTCTTTTGAAAAATTACCAATGTCACTTATATGATAAAGCTTTCCTTTATAGTACTGTCCAAACAGAGCCTTAAGGTTTCCCTTATCCGTAGTTTCATAATCATATACCACATAATCATCGGTTTCAGACTTTCCAACTCCGCCTTTGTATTTAAACATGATTCCCTTTGGTTTTGGTTCCGTTTCACCTTTAGCTTTATATTCGTATGGTTGATCTTTAAGTTTAAGCACAATGCCTTCCCCACCAGACTCAACAGCCTTATTCATAGCATCTTCCCATTCAGAAAATGGATATTGCTTGGTAAGAGAAATAAGATCGTTTGATTTTACAACAGATTGTAATGTTTTTCTTCTCTCAGAAAATGGCTTTTTAGATATATTGCTACCTTTCGACCATAACACATCATACAGATGTAGTTTAATTTTACCAGGAAGTTCTTTGGCTTTTTGATTCGCAGTGTCTGGATTACTACCGGCTATAGATGTTACTTTTCCAACATCCTGTTTATTATCGTGCCAATATACCAGTTCACCCTCTACCAATGTTTCATCTGGAAGAGATTTCAAAGCTTCGATCAGTTCTGGGAAGTTCTCAGTTTTTTCTTCTCCACGACGACTATATAACTTAACAGTTCCATCAGACTTAATTGCCTGTGCTTTCCAACCATCAAGCTTCTCTTCAATAACAATATTTTCTCTATCATTGTCTTTTAATAGTTCATCGGGATCACTCACTTCTGACAGGCGCATTAAAGCAACCGGAGAAATAGAATCAGATGCATCGTTAGACATATTTTCTAACTTTTCAATACGTTGTCTGATCTTCTCTACCTTGTTGGCGATAATTTGTGATCGTTGTGTCAACTTAATCTCCTCGAACTCAAAGAGTTTATATCTATAATTTGTTACACTAAGAACAGTAGTAATTTACTTTAACCATTTCTCCCTCGTGGATGTTTTATACAGATCCTGAAGTCTGGTTATAACTGAACTTGTCTTTGGTTCTTCTTCAGCCCAACTACCTTCAGCAACTTCTATATATTGTTTTCTTTTCTCCAAATCGGTTGGCAACCATACTTTACTTACATTTTCCGTATGTCCAGGAAATTGTCTTGGGGTAGCGTTATCAAGAAACGATATAATACCAGAATCTTGAACAATTGCCCCCGTGCCAGCTCTTTCATATCTTTGCGCGGTGACTGGATATACCTTTGTAAACCGAGTCCATAACTCACCATCTTTCTGTCTTTGTGGCCGTTTTCTCTCAATCCACAAACCTTCTCGTGGATTTTGTTTTTTCGCCAACTCCTCTGCTGGAGTTTTTTCTACTACTTCTCCGGGAGTCTCTTCAATGTCCTCTTCAGACGTATCTTCTGGAGCAACTTCCTTTTTCTTAGTAAGCGGAAAGACCTCTTCTGTAGGAGATTTTCCAAGATCCTCTTGTGGAATCTCTGGTGTAGTTTCCTTTTTCTGAGTTAGTGGAAATATTTCTTCTTCAGGCTTTGGAAGTTCTGGAGATTTAAATCCAAGATCCTCTTCTCCCTCAGGCTCCACAGTTTCTACTTCTACTGGCGGAGCACCAACATCAGTACCTCTTGATTTTGGATATAGAAAAACATAGTCCGTATCATAACTCATATCCCATTCATCTTCGCCCATAACATCTTTTAACTTTCCACCCATAGGTTGTTTTTGTTCTTTATAAGAACTCCAGTAACGAACATTTCCGCGTCCATCCGTAGAAAGATGTTTGCCTAACAGATAATCAAAATATTTCTTATCAAATCTCAAACCACCACTCGAAGGATTAAAAGCTACGCTTTTTGCCAACTCGCTCCAACCCTCTTTCGCATATGGAGTCATTCTTTCCCATGAAGCTCCCTCAGGCCCAGATTCTTCTTCTGTAGAAACCTCTTTACCAGCTTCACCTTCTGGCTTGCTGAGATCAGGTAATTTCTCAATCTGAGACTTATCCTTTTCTTTTGTTGATGGTTTGCCATCTTTGGACTTTTCACTCTTACCAGTTAATCCAAGATATTGTACGAGCTTGCCATAGGCAATATCAAACTCTCCCATAATATCTTTCGAGTCCGCAAGTTTAAGTGAATAAATTCCACCTCTCCAACCTTCAAGGTCATGATATCGCAGATCCTTTTTAATACCACTGTGGGCTTCATTAATTTTGTCTATTCTATCATCAAGGCGCTCTTGCGCTTCTTTTGCCTTGGTATAAAGTTCTCTGTAGACTTTGAAAAATATACGTTTTCCAAAACCAACCAATTTTTTAAGAAGATTTTTAAAAAGCCCAGCCTGTTTAATTAGATCGCCATCGGCTTCAGCCATTTTGATGATATAATCATCCATAAGATTGGCATTGTGAAAATCACCAATCTCATCAAATAAATCACCAAAAAGAGCTGCTTCCCGTACGGAAATAGCATCATCAGCAAATTCTATGTCTTCCAGCTTTACATCCAAATCCTCTTCCTCTTCTGGCTTTGGAGTCACAGCCTCTTCATGCTCTTGTAAGATTGTTTCAATCTTTTCGCGTAACTCAATAAGTTCGGGATTAGACATGCCATAAAGCTTTTCAGAAATGCCAGAGATTCCCAACTCCATGGCAAAAAGTGTTTTATTCTGGGTCATTTTTTTCCTGTTGCCTCCGATCTAATTTGTAACTGGCCCGCTTCTCAATCTGTATTAAACCAGCATAAGTATTTTTTAGCAAATTCACCTTAAATTTTGCGGATTTGAGACTCTCTTCCCACTGAGAAATAGCGGCTTGAACTTTACCCATCAAGTCCCTAGCTTCTTGAATCTGCCCTTTTTTCAACAATTTACTTATCTTAGTATGATAAAATTGGCAGTTTTTACGAAATTCATGATCAGACTTGTTCATTATGGACCTCCTGGCCCCGGTCCTGGTCCAAGTGGTGGTGTAACTCCGGCGCCTTCTGGCGCTCCAGCTCCCGGAGCGCCCATCTCGCCGCCCGGCGGTGGGGCCAACTCAGGAAGGCCTCCAGGAGCACCACCCATATCTGCTCCTGGCATTCCCATATCGCCACCAGGCATACCCGCTGGTGCGCCAGCCTCTGGAGGAGTATCCTTCTCTCTTTCCTTGCTATCAATAGGCTCCATAATCGGCTTCTCAGGATCCAAAGAACGAAGCTCAGTTAATGTCATATTAGATAGAGAATTTTCTTCTCGCATTTTAATAGCCTTATCAATAGATTCCTGCCTCATCTTTATTATCTCATCTTGATAATTAAGACCCAAACTTTTATAAAGTGTTTGAACGGCAGCCTGTCCAGCACTTACCATACCAGTAACATTACCTATGTAATCCTGTAGGTCGTATAGATTCATTTGATTCCATTCAACCTCTGGTACGATTAGCCTCTTTTCCTTATTCTTATACTCATAAAAACCTTGGACCTCGCTGATAGGAGCAAAAATCTTATTTACTAACCATCGTGCTATCATATTACGGAAGTTAAAATATCTTTGTCGTAATACTTCCAAACCAATAGATGCTGAAGAATATACAGCACTTTCAGTATCAACAACAGCTGGCGGGACCATCAAGCCCGTATAAATGTTTTTTGTAATAAATTCAAGGTCCGATGCTATATCAAGAACCTGGCCCTGAAATCCTACTCGCTCGACAGATATTCCTGCGTGCGTAATAATCTTCGCATCTTTATCATACTGTGCCTCTTCAAACACCTGGCGATAAAATTCAAGATCTTCTTGAGTTGCCTTGTACTCGCCCTCAGTAGTTCCACCAACCTTAATAAGAGTGACCGGGTTTACCATTCCATCAGCCTGAGCAAACTTCGATTCTCTCAATTTATCATATAACATAAGGTCTTTAAATACGCTAACAATAACACTGGTTCCTCTTACGTCATATGGACTGGAAAGCATTTTCAAATGCGAAACATTAAAATTATCTAATGGAATGTCCTGTCCAGAGCGTATATGATGTATGATCTGCTCAGGTATCTGCCTTCGTATTTGAGCGTCTGCCGGATTGCTACTAAACACAAGCCTTTGAAGAACGGCATCAGGTTTTAATGTAATGATTGGATCACTTGATAGAACTGTTTTCTTAACATGAATGTAGTCAGGATTTTGTATTACTATTCTGGCCCACTTACCAGTTTTCTCATTAAGTTCGGCAAATGGAAACACTTCTCCAAGTTTCCAGTATTCGAGCGAAATGTCTCCTAACGCATTCATAAGATCCATCTCTTCAACCATGTTTTCAAAAAAATCTAAAACTCTTTTATCTTGACATTTTAGATTCAATTTGCTAATTGGATATGTCGCATGTAAAGAAATAGCGTTTCTAACTATTGGATGTAATTGAAAAAAATTGCGGCACCATGCATTTATAGTAATCCTATCACGAGGCAAATTAAGATTTGCCATTGTAAATAATGGACTATATACCTCTGGAGCCAAACGTTCATAACCAGTTCCAGACGTTCCTCCAACAGAACCGACACCAGAAATTGATCCCATTTTCTGTATTTTAGCCTGAGCTTCCGCAGCTTCTCTCTTTATATAAGACCCGCTGTGAGCGACAACTCCAACAGCTGGCGAAGAATTTTGTCGAATGTTGCCCCTACTACCTTCGACTCCAGGTAACCAGGAACTTCTTACAAGCCTATCACTATCAAGAGCAGCATTACGAATGTTAGTTGGGGCAGGACGATTTAAACGACTTCCGTCATAGCTTCCGCCTTCCCTTATAAGTCCGTTATCAATATCACTTTCTATGCTTGCTCTGCGATATTCTGTTATACCAGCAGCTCGTTTAGGAGTTATTCTTAACTGCGCATCTGGGGTCTTTGGTCTAACTCCTCTTCTATCTATCATATTTTACTCCTTAAAAATTCTTAGGTACATAAGCAACAACTGGTTTTGGAAAAAACGTATTGCCAGGTGTTTCAACATTAATTTTGAACCCGCGCGTTTTATCAAATTTATATGCTAAATAAGCATACATTAGAGCCATAAATCCATCGTTCTGAATTTTACCCTTAAGATATGTCTGATGTAATTGTCCTTGTCGCATAACAACTTTACTCTCCATAGAACAACAATGGGCAACTAACCAAGAGATAGCTTCATAACTTGCCCATGGAAAACGAAACCGCCCTTTTCGTAATAACTCAAACATTTCACCAATTAGCTTGTCTTTATCTATAACAACTTCCAATAAATCTCTATCGTATTTTTGACCGCCAGAAACCATCCCAGAACTTCTTACAGATTTATATCTTTCTCCATAAGCTCTTTTCAGCTCAGTTGACATATCATCAGCAAAACCAATGTCGCCCATGGCCGATCTAACTCCGAATAGACGAAACATATTATCTACAAAGGACATTTTGCCATCGATATCAAGTACTTTCAACTTTTTTGCGTACTCAATTACAAATCTTTCATCATGATCTACCGATAGAATTACGCCGCAAGAAAACGATTGACCACGCTTAATATTATCAATATCAGGTTTTCCACCCCAGTCACAACCAAGATAAACAACCTTTGACTCTCTATCAATATGTTTAGCCATCGCTCTATTAGGATCTCTACACATCTGATATATTTCCTCTCGGGAAATGGGCATGCCAGCACCAGAATGGAACTCTCCCAAAACCTCATTGTTAAAAATCATCTCAGAGTTTCGCGGATTGTTTTCTGGCTTTTCTTTCATCACGATTTCTTTTGTAAAGTTTGGTATAAATAATTGATTAAAATGAAACCCTATATAGTCGGAATCTTCTCGTCCTGGTGTTGCCAACCACTTGCCTCGCTCAACAGCCTCAACCTTATCTTGTTCACAATCACAACTGGGACACTTTACTATATTTTCATATAACCAAATATCTTTTTCCCACTTATCAGATCCTGGAGTATACAAAAGAAAATATTTTCCACAATCTTGGCATCTCAAATAATAACGCCTTTGATCAGATGATTCCCATAGCCTATGAAAAAAGGTTCCTTTTTGTCGTGGCGTTCCAAAATACACTTGGACGCCGCCGGGCTTTGGTCCATGCTGAGCATGGGTAAGACACTTAATTGTCTTGGCTATCGCAACTTCTGACATATCCTGAACTTCGTCAAAAAAGCATACATCAAATGTACGACCAAGAACTCTCGTTCCTTCGTTGCCAATAGATTCACACCACAAAACATTTCCATTTTTAAATTGTTTATAGTATAAACTATCTGTAGAATCACGTAAACTATTTTTCTGAGCCTGCACATAAGGCTTAATTTTTCCGGGGTGCCGGCTATCATTGAAGTCTTGTATCTGCACAGATTCCGTGATCATCTTTTCTAACTTATCCTTAGAAAAACCATGCATCATATCTAAATGTGGAAAAGCATGCGTTACTCGAACTGGCGATACTCCTCCAACTCCAAACATTCCACTGGCGACCATATACAATTCTAATGCTGTGGCCAGCACAGTAGCTCCAACCTGACGACCCTTAACAATAACAATAGGCTTTCCATTAGCTGTCATCGCTACCGTAGAAATATGACGATAGACATCAGCGATGAATTTCCAACCATTATTGGTTATACGAAACGGCCTGCCATCAAGAGTAAGAAATGACTCCGCAAAAGAAACGGGATCAACCTTTAAGAGTTCCCGTTTCAACGATTCAAAACTATTTTCTAAAGTCCAAGCATTAAGAGAACCATTCATAACATCAAAACTCATTGTTTATCTCCAGATGACTCATCAAAAACATTTTCATTTCCATCATTATCTTCTGTAACTATAATAGAAATATATTCTCCGGCATGTTCCTTATCATCGGGTAGAAACTTTTTGTGTTTAGAAAGACAATATCTAATATATTCTTCAAGACCTTCACCCTTTATATCAATTTCGTCATCAAACTCTTTGCGAATTCTATTCTGAATGGCGGGAGCCGAGGCATAGCCGCCACTGGTTCTACATGCGTTTTGAATAAACTCTTCTAATCCCTCATATTTTTGGTATTTTTCTGGCAGCTCTTTGACATCTTTGTCTTTGGCAAGCAATGGATCGTTCTGCAAAGATTTGATTTTCTCATCAACCATAGACGCTGCTTTTGTTAGACCCTCATCTTCTAATGCCTGAGCAAAAGCAATTAGGTTAACTAAAAGTTTAGTCTTAGCTTGTATTTCTGTTAGTTTACAATCATCAGCCTGCCGCTGTTGTTTAGGCGTATTTTCTACATTAACGGTAGCCACCTTTTCAATCACATCCAGACCAACTTGTTGTCGCAGTTCATCAACACGAGCCTCTACAGCATCCAAATCATTTTTAGACTTAAAAAGCTCACGAATATCATCAAAAGGATTCCCACCTTTTTTCAGTTCGTCGTCAGCAAATGATTGTAGCCAGTCTGGCAAAGCAGCCGCACGAGCATATTCTCTATCATCTTCAAAAGACATGATTATCTCCTTATGCGTAATATTGCGAAGGCCACTCGCCAAAACCTGATTCGCGGCTAGGATCCTCATCTTTCTCGCCAAACCTTAATCTATCCTTGAACTCTGGATAACCCATATCAGCCATAATTTGAAGAATTTCTAACTCTTCGCGAGGATTCATCTCGTATTTCTTTTTAGCGTCAGTCCAAAGATCATTCATGTTACGACCACCAGAAACAACACCATTAATCATACCACTAACAATAGCACGATGGAATGGAGTGATATTAACCTGAAATCCCTGAAAAGATGGGGTTCCAGCCTCTTTGGTAAGCGTATCATCCAAATCTTCATCTGCCCTACGTCTGCGTCTTTGATTGCGTCGAGTTTGCTTCATAGCATGCAGACCATCAATGGCATCTTGAAGGGCATCCATATTGTACTCAATCTGTTGGCGTTTTTTATCTACATCATCAACATCAAGAGAACCATCAAAATCGCTCCGCATGGCTTCAGAACAATAATTGTTTAGCTTCTTCCAGCGAGCCGCAGCATTCTCCATTTTAGATAGGTTTCCCTGCGCATGCTGAAGCGTTGGGATGTGGGACATTTGTTCATCAAGAAACTGCACAAACTGCTTAACCTCTTTCGTCTGTAACCAGCCCTGTGGTTTCTCTTGTGTCTCTGGTTGCTTAACCTCTCGCGCCTCTTGTTCTCCAGCAACATCTTGAAAATTCATCTGGTAGTTTGGAGCGTCTTCTTCAGCAACACTGATGAGTTCTTGCTCTAGTTTTTCATCTTCAGATACGGTGAAGAGTCCTTCTTCTTTAGCCATTATTTTAAACCTCCATAAAAGGTCTTTCCTATAAATGTTTATTGGGATCCCACATCTTTATCATACGATCTAATGTTCCTGGA